CGTTTTAAAGCCCGTTTGTACCACATGCCCGAGACCGATGCCGATCTGATAAATGCCCGAGAGGGATACGGTACTAAACTGTAGAGATAGGATACCGCAGCGTCATCTTTGGTAGTATTATATAATACTACAATTGCGAATACTGAATGATAAAGCGTGCTCCAAAGATATTTATGATCAAAAACGGGCGATTGAAATCTCGTTTGGGATCATTCGTGCACAACGAAACCGAAAATTCCGACGCTGGCAACGCGGACGTGGGTAACCAAGACAATATGCAAAATATCAATACAGATAATTTACCATTACTCAATCAATCTGGCGACGAAACGCAGCATAATACTCTTTTTGGATTCACTACCAAAAACGTGTTCGCTTCCAAGTGTTTGAATTTGATTTATATAATGGTTATGTTAGTGGCGACGGCTTTTGCCTTCCATGCTCTCTCTGTAATTTTGACAGGATGGAATCCGGGCTTGATATTGATGGCTGCCGTGTCTGTTGTCGGACTTCCTTACTGCATAAAGATCATAATGTACGGAAGGGAAACTTTCGAATACAAACACGCCATGCTTTGTCTTGTAATAAGTTTATTGCCTACGATTTTTGACTTTGTTGGGCTTTATTCTGAAACGAGTATAAAGGCTTCTCTGCAATCAACTAAATTTGAAGTGTTGGAGAAGGTAAATTTCTTCGACAAGGAAGTCAGAAAATCTATTAATAAACAAATCGTCGCGTTGGAGGGTGAAACTGCGAAACTTAAAAATAAAACAGAGCAGGATTTTGTGGTTAAGACTAATCAGGCGAATAATTTAGTAAACTCCCTCATGGGCGAATCGGAAAAGCAATTCAATTCCTCGATTAAGGATCTCAATATTAAAATTAATGAATCCGAGCAAGCGTATATAGATGAGACTGAAGGGGTTAGAGGTAAGTCCACAAGTGGCGTAAGCGGAATGGGTCCACGAGCCAAAGAGTTACAAGCTGACGTAAGAAAAGCCAAGTCTGAGGTTGATATTACAAAAAAAGAACTGGAAACTAATAAGGCGAAACAGTCCGAGGCTTTTGAAAACAAATTAACGATCCAAGAAAAAGAACTAGAGTCGCTTAAAAATAAAGAACTTGAAAAAATTGAAAAAGAATACCAAATAAAGAAAACCTCTTTTGATCAAGGTGTTCAAGCTATCGACGGATTGGTTTCAAATATGGACGGAGAGGATGGATTGGTGTTTAGCGTAAATAAGGCCAAAACATTTGAGGAATTAGCTGACGTGTCGGTTAAATTAAATGGCGCTATTAACATAATAAGTTCAAAAATTGGAAATGAACCTGAATTTATAAAATTTAAAACTGATAATGTTATTAATTTGTCTTTTAGTGCCCTATTGGCGGGCGATATAACCGCAGTAATATGTTTCTTATTGGCTGTCTTATTAGAGGTAGTTGATACTATCATTGTTTATGTGGTAAGAGGGGTAAAAATAAAGCCTGTTGTAAAATCTAATTTTAGAAATATAAGGGAAAGTATTAGATATACTAATTTTTAAGTTTTAAGTTTTCAAAAAAAACCCTCTCACGAGATAGAACTCATGAGAGGGTAATTTGATTTTAACTTGATTTAATTACTGATTCGAAGCGAAGACATTCAAATAAGTATTGTCCTCAAGGATTGTATCTGAGAAATAGATATCGAAGCTGGATACTGTGCAATTTTTTATCACAGATTGATACACAACATCGCCCTCAAGTGTCACCTGAACTGAAGGAGTAGAAGTAAAAGCATCACCGGGAAATGAAATACCGCTTGTATCAATTCCAGTTGGTATAAGCATTCTGAACTGTTTCTGAGTAGAACTAGAGACTTTTGTATCAATGCCGGATTGTAAAAAACCGCTAAGACTTGTTAAAGCAGAAGAATTTGCTCCGCCAAGAGACGCAATTCCTGAACTAAGACTGCCGCTGATGTTAGTTAATGTGTTTGTTAAATGCGAAGCAAAGTTCTCATCATCACCAAGAGCAGCAGCCAACTCATTGAGTGTATCAAGAGCAGCCGGAGCCAGGTCAATAACACCACTGATAGTACTATCAACATATGATTTTAAATCTCCAGAAACGGCTAAAAGACTGCCGTTTAAAGAAGCAACTTCCGAGGTAATTCTTGAATCAAGAAAAAAACCAGTTGAGGCTATGTTGCTAGAAAGAACACCACTTGCGTCAATAAGGGCTTGGTTACTGGACGAGCTAAGAGATGAAATTTCAGAAGAAAGAACTCCGCTAACAGCTTGCAACTCAGAAGAAAAAGCCAGAGTGCCGCTATTTCCAATATTAAGCCTACCGTCTTTCCCGCTAATATCGACATTAGTTAATCTAATTTGTTTAAATGCATTTATCATATTATTTTAATTTTTTATTTTAATTTTTTATTTTAGTAGTTGTGAATATTATTCAATATAAACTACTCCAAAAGTTTACATTATAATTTTTAATTTTAGAATATTTTTTTTAGAAAAAGTGTATATATTTTATATGAATAAACTTAATGGAGTGGCGAAAATTTAGGGATTTCGGTTATTTTCGACTAATTTAATTGACAACTGATATAATTTGCATTTCCTTAATAATTATAACTATACGTTACTGGATTGGAATTATAAGATAACTAATCAAAATGTTATTTTAAATTTTGTTCAAAATCTGTTATCATAGAGTATGTCAAAAAATAAAAAAACTAGTAACGCTAGAAGTCTAGTCGCAAAGTCGGAAAACTTGGAGAAGTGTATCTCTCAAAATAAGGATACTTCTATGCATGTGACACAGCGTCCAAAGATAAGTTTTTCTTTAAGTATAAAAGAGCGCTCTGATTTGACAGAAAAACAAAAACATCTATTGGAAACGGCATTGGATAAGAATACTAAATGCGTTTTTATTGACGGTCTTTACGGTACTTCTAAATCATATTTAGCAGTTCTATCTTCCTTAAAACTATTAAATGCAAAAAAGGTTGACGAGGTTATTTTTATAAGGAATCCTGTGGAATCATCTACCACTGGCAAAATTGGATTTATTCCTGGAACTAGCGAAGAAAAAATGGCTCCATATAATGCTATTTTGTTTGACAAGTTGGAAGAAATGCTTCCAGAAGCAGATATTGCGAAATTAAAGAAAGATAATAGAATAAATTGTCATCCAGTTGGATTTGTGAGAGGTCGCTCTTGGAACTGTAAGGCTGTTATAGTGGATGAAGCGTCCTCCATGACGTGGGATGACCTTTTTCTTGTTTTGACAAGATGTGGCGAGTTTACAAAGATCTTTTTTATAGGCGATTCTGTAAATCAAAATGACATTGGTGCGAAATCTGGATTCCGAAAGATGTTTGACTTGTTCAACGATAGGGAAAGTAGTGATTTTGGAATTCACTGTTTTGAACTAAGAGATTATTCTGACATAGTTAGATCTGGGCTTTTAAGATTCGTAATGGAGAAGGCTGGACTGATCAAAAATCCAAATAAATAATACGATATACGGTAATTTTTAATTTATGTATTACGTAGACTGTATAATATTAAATTTTTTACCTTTACGCTCTAGATCTAGATAGCCCTTATTTATATATTCCATTACCTTGGAATCATCGTGAGCAAATCTGAAAACATCGCACCCAGAATCTCTATTTTGATGATATACTGATTTATATATCGGATACGAGTTAGCCCTAGCGTTGAAATCTGTTTCTTTTTCGTAATTTAATACTATTTTTTTAATATTATGCTTACCCATGTACGCTCCAAGAAGAACGTCGTCATTCCAGGAATTTCCAGCGAATTCTTCAAAAAAATCATCTTTGAAATATTTTCTCTTATAGGAAACACTTTTATAGTGTTCCATTATTTCAACTTCTATATCTTTTTCAACAGAGGTGCAAAAGTATACATTTGGATCTATGCTGCATAATCCAGCATATCCAAGTACGCAATTTTCGTATTTTTCATGTTTGATCAAGTGCTGAGATACGAAATCTTTTTCATACGCGTGATCATCATCCACAATAAATATATAAGTTTCTGGATCTTGTATCCTTAATAGCGTTGGTATTATTTTAGTTGGCGGACCATAATCCTCGCATCTGAATATATTAAGTTTAGCATTTTCTTTTTCTAGATCCAGAAGCCATTCTGGAATATTATACTCTTTGCCTGTTCTCTTATTTACAAAAGGTATATTAAAATGAATTTCGTAATTTTCATAATCTATATTTAATAATGAAATTACGCTCATGCTTGGATTTAAATCCATATTATCATTACTTAATCTTTCGGGAACTGTTGATAGCGATATTATTACTTTTTTATTTGAAATGCTCATTTTTTACTAATTTGAATTTTTGGAAAATATATCGAATAATCTTTTTGGTATATTATTTATATTAAGATAATTTTTATCACTCATTAGGCGACTAATTTGCAGATTTCTCCAATCTGTCGCTTTTCCTGTTTTTTTATCATTTATGCTTGGCCATACTCCATACTCTGCCCAATATAAATATTTATATAGTATGATATTAGCCTTTGATGAATATTCTTTTTTATTAACTGGTAATTTGTATTTATTAATTAAACATATTGCCGCCTTATCGCAGTCGAGTTCCATTTTTATTATATATGGTACTAATTTTAACCTCTTTTGTTTACTTAAATTTTGATTTTTTTTTTCATTTTTAAAAAGATTATTTAAATCCTCTATTTTAATTACGCTTTTTTGAAAATCTGTCCAATATTTACTTTCATTGATGCATTGTAAAAAGTGACAATACTCGTGCGCCAAAACACCTATCCAATAATTTGAAGATGTATCTAAAAAACATTTTATTGTCATATCGAACTCAGAAAACTCGCCGTCTATTTCGTTGTGGCTCAATGAGCCATCTTTCAGTATGATTTTACCATTATATTTACGCATATTGCTTCTAATAGAATTTATAAAAAATTCTATTTTGTATTTTTTTGCTACATCCTCTATTCTCATATATTATATTACTACATTTTAAACACACTATTGTGCGTAACAAATAATAGATTATTATCGATATAGGTATATAATTATATATTAAAATAAATTTATGAAATTATATTGTGACAAGTGCTTTGCTAAAAGCGAATACAAATTTTCAAAACCTAAATTTTGCCCGGAATGTGGGGGAAAGGTTTCTAACTCTATGGTGTCAATATCGGCCAATCGAATTGTTGATACGAAAGATGTAGAAAAACATTCTGATACAGGGCGTTCCTCTAGGATTTCTTCTTTTAGCGCCAGACCCGCCATCCATTCAGATGATACTGATGAAGATTTGGATGAATACACGGATGATTACGCTGAAACGCAAAGACATATAAATAATTTTAAAAGAATAAAAAATAAAAATGGGGTTATAGTTGAGCGAGATGATGCAAATAAGGGAATTTCTTTTGGCCAACTGATAGAGGGCTCGTCTAATTCACGAAATAATAGTGAAGATTTTAAAATGACAGACGACGTAGCGTCTTCTGTTAAAAAAACGAAGCAGCAGATATTAGATGAAATGAAATCCGAAGCTTCAAGCACACCCAGAGTGATAGATATAGACTAATAAGCCATATGCTAGATGAGAACAATTTTAGTTCCAGTAGGCCTGAATTTTATGAATGTATTTATATTGTAGACAATGAATTACAAAAAAGAAGATCAAGATGGCGATTGAATGCGATAGCTTGGATGGATTTTGATGATGTGTGTCAGAAGATAAGACTTCATGTTTTTAATAAATGGGATCAATGGGATAACTCCAGACCTCTTAGACCGTGGATAAATACGATCATTACCAATCAGATGACTAATTTGATTAGAAATAATTATTCATCTTTTTCGAAGCCTTGCGGTCAATGTAAATATAATCAGGGCGGCAATTTATGCTCACTGTATGGAACTCAGAACTCGGAATGCGCAGAATATGAAAAGTGGGAGGGTTCAAAGAAGCACGCATACTCTATAAAAATGCCATTGAGCCTTAATTCTAATTGTGTTGATCAAAACGGTGATGATAAACAGGAGGCTACTGATGTAGTTGATATGTATTCTTATTTGGATTACGATCGAAAAACTGAAATTTTTCATAAAACAATCAAATCTAAGTTGTCTGCTATAGATTGGAAAATTTATAGCCTATTGTATATAGAGAATCTTGATGAAATAGAAGCTGCTAAGTTGATGGGTTATAAAACAAGTGAAAAAAATAGATCGCCTGGATACAAGCAGATAAAAAAGATAAAGAATAAAATATATAAAATAGCTAAACAAATAATTCTAGAATCTTAGCGAATGAATGAAGATAATGAAAATAAAATAATACTGACGCCTGATCAGGAACAGATTATTAGGTCTTCATTTATTGATGGAGCCACACCTAATTTATCCGAGCTCACTAGGGCGGTGTTTAAAAATGAATTTTTAGATGGAAGAAGTAAAGAGGGCAGATGCATAAAAGAATATATATCTGAATTTAAAATTGGAAAAATTAAGGTTAATGTTATTGAAAAAGTTGAGCCTTGCACTCTCACTGATGAGCAAAAAAATCAAATATGTTCAGCTTTGAGGGAGTTGGATTTTAGTAGTTTGATATTTACTAGAAAATTATTTAATGATGATTCTATAAGCGCGCTGCATAGAGAGCATAGGGCTGTTCAGGGATATATAAAATTTTTAGACGATCAAGATGATAAAAAGAATCTTAGATTGGACGAATCTGGCGATTTTCAATCTATCGTTTACAATCCATCCAGCAATTTAAAAAGACCAGAAATAGCTTCTGATCAATACAGGCCGCCAGCTACATTTGTACAAGTAATAGCAAGAATAAATAAGTATTTGAATTACGGATGGAGAGAAGAGAGTCTCAAGCGCGCACAGATAAAGTCTGTGGAAGCCTTATCAACATATCTTAAAATATTTAGATTTCTTTATCAGATAAATAGTTACTCTAGACAGGAGGATAGAGAGTTATTTGAAGATGCATTTATTAGATATACTCATGATAAAGATGATTTGTCGCAAGAAGAAATAGATCAATTTATAACTCTTTCCAATGAGGTTGTCATTGCCGCTGATATTCAAAGGCGGATAGAGTACCTAAGGATTTCATTGGATGATATGGCATCAGAATCCGATGGAAGAAAAATAAGCATGAGTCTTAATGAGGCTATTAATAATGCTCAGACAGAATATAATCAATGCATTTCTCGCCAAGACAAATTATATAAGAGTCTTACTGTTAATAGATCCAAAAGAATAGAAGAAAAAAGAAATGAAAATGCTTCTATATTGAATTTGGTTTACGCATGGAAACAGGAGGAAAACAGAGATAGAATGATTGCCCTCGCCGAAAGACAAAGAGAGACGCTGAAGGAAGAAGTTGAAAAACTATCTTCCGTTGACGAATTCAAGGCTATAATTCGTGGAATTGATCCAAAAGAAATTTTCAATACTTAGTAAATATGGAATTTTGTTGTAAGGAAAAAAACTGTGCTTATTCGTGTGACGATAAGGATAAATTTATTAATCATATTAAGGACATTCACGGTATTAAAATCGATCAGTATCTAAAGTGTAATTTAAATAAGAAAGACCTGCTAACTGGGGAGTTGATTGATTATAAAAGTTTTGAACAATATCTATTAACTGACTTCGCAAACAAGAAAAACATGCTTGCATGGCTGAAACTAGAAAAGGACGGTTTAGCAAAAAAATTCTTATTGTCTAAAATTATTGAACATTCTAAACTAAAAAGTGTATGCCATTTTCCTTCATCATCGGAGATAAGAACGATATCTTATTTGCCCTCTATTAAAACATACAAATTTTTCTTTGATGAATTGAATAAATTTATGGATTCTACGGGTTTAAGTAGGAGGTATAATTATAATAAAAATGAATTAAATTTTAATTTTATTCGTAGAAAAAACGTGACGGTCGATACCAGAGAACAGAAGCCAATAAAGCTTCTTGATTACGAAATTATAAGTAAAAAACTTGAATTTGGAGACTACTCTTATGATGGCTTGCTTGCTGTGGAGAGAAAGTCACTTGGCGATTTAGTTTCAACTCTATCTTCCGGGTTTGATAGATTTAATAGGGAGGTTGCAAGAGCGAAGGAAGCTGGGGGGTATATAGTAGTAGTAACCGAGTGCGATATTAATAAGTTTTTGTCATTTTCTTATTCTAGGGCTGGAAAGTATGGAAAGGCTTCTTCTGATTTTATCTTTCATAGATTCAGAGATATATGCAAAAGCTTTCCTGAAAGTATTCAGTTTTGTTTTTCCGGCGGTAGAAAAGAATCGTCTGAAATTATTCCTAAAATACTTTCACTTGATTGCGATACTGCAAAAACATTAGATTTTCAATACTTGATAGAGCATAAACTTATTTAATATATGTGGGAAATAGGAAATCAAGATATCGTTATTCCACATAGGCACTTTAATGAGGAGCTTTTGGAAATGCGTGGTGAGATGGATGATCCTACGGCTCGAATAACGCTTGCTAAGTTTTTAAAGTCTAATATTGGATTAACGACTGAATTATTTTTAGGAATAAAACTTGAGAAATACCAGGAAATAGCTATTAAGGCTATGTTCAATAGAAATTTTAGTATGTTGACGTGGGGAAGAGGCGCGTCTAAGAGCTTTTGCGCAGCTGTTTTTTGTATACTTCAATGTATTTTCGAACCGGGAACTAAAATACTAATAGCTTCGGCTAACTTTAGAACTTCTAGAAGGTTATTTATGGAAGTTGATAAAATGATCAATGCTAAAGATGCTGGATTAGCAAGACAGTGCTTTAAGGATCCGGTTAAGAGGAACGATGAATATGTTTATCCTGTCGAATTACCTCACGGTGGTTCTATAACAGCTATTCCGCTTGGCGGTGAAAATACTAGAGGTTATCGCGCATCTGTTTTGATTATTGACGAATTCTTATTAATGCCTAAGGATATTGTAGAGCGCGTTCTTATGCCATTTATGAGTTCGCCACTTGATGTTGCTGAAAGAATTAGAGTTAGAGAAATAGAAGATCAAATGATTAAAGCTGGAAGGCTGAGCGAAAAAGACAGAACAGTATTTAAGAATGCTAATAAGATGATAACCCTGAGTTCTGCAAGTTATACATTTGAATATCTTTTTGAACTTTATTCTATTTGGTCTGATATTATTAGGGATCCCGGTCTATTGGGGGATAGCGAAAGAATAGGAGAGGATAGGATGGAAGCCATGAAGAACTCTACTTATTTTGTTTCTCAAATGAGTTATGAGTCGCTACCTGAACATATGATTGATCAGGGCGTTATACAATTAGCAAAAAGTGGTGGCATAAGTCATTCCGCGTTTCTTAGGGAATATTGTGCTAGATTTGTAGATGGTGGAGATGGTTATTTTTCGCCCAAAAAGATGACTCTATGTACTGTTCCAAATGGGCAATATCCGACTACTAAAATAGTGGGAGATAGAGATAAAAAATATGTATTGGCTATAGATCCAAGCTTTAGCGCATCTAAGAGTTCGGATTATTTTGCCATGGCGGTTTTAGAATTAAATCAAGAAGATGGTACCTCCATTTATGTTCACGGGTATCAGAAGGCTGGAACAAGCATTCAAGACCATATAAAGTACTTTTATTACTTGCTAACTCACTTTAATATACAGATGATAATAATTGATAATGCTGGTGGTGATCAATTCATTGAAGCTGCAAATGGATCGGCTATTTTTAAAGCAAAAGGAATGAAGGTTAGCTTTTTTGATTTCAATTCTGATAAAGAGGGTGACGAATACAATGAAATGCTTAAAGATGCTAAAACTCAATATAATCTAGACACTAGGACTATATGCATTAAGCAATACTTCACTTCTTCATTTATAGGCAGGGCTAATGGATACCTTCAAAGCTGTATAGATCATAAAAGAATATGGTTTGCCAGCGCCTCATGCGCGCACCCTGACATAGTAAATCAAATGTTTAGTTTGAATATTCCTATTGACTATATTTATCCAAAGGGTATAGATGATGCTCCAGATGATGCGTCCGAAAGAGCCAAGTTAGGAATTAGAGATTTTATGGAGCAGCAGGATTTTATAATAAAAGATACAAAGGATCAGTGTGCGCTTATACAGGTTTCTTCAACAGCTCGAGGAACACAGAGTTTTGATTTACCGTCTCACTTGAGAAGGTTAACAACGGCAAATAAACCAAGAAAAGATAACTATTCTGCTTTAATGCTTGGCAACTGGGCTGTTAAGGTGTATTTTGATCTTCACTCGGATAAGGCAGAAAAGCCTAAATATAATTTTACGCCCTTTTTTCTATAAAACGTGTAGAATTATACAATAATACAATTGTTAATTACGTTTTAAAATTGATAAAATAAAGGAAAATTGATGTCTAAACAAAAGCTAGAAAATACTTCATTCGCTACTGGAACAGTTTCTAAGTCGTCTACTAGACGCGAGAAGGTAGAGCTTCCAGAGGCGGTTATGGCTTCGCTAGATGATAATTTAAGTGTGTCTTTGGGTTCCAGCTGTGAGAGGTCTGGTGATACATCTATGAGACGAAACTCGTCTGGATCGATAACTAGAACTGATAGATTTTCCAACCTTGAGCGAGGTGTTGTTCCTTTTATTTATGGAAGTGGTAAGGGCAATTATGATTCTAATATATCTGCAAAAGATACTATTGTACTGTGCCAAAAAGCTTACTGGAATGTACCTATATTTAGAAACACTATTGACTTGATGACTGAGTTCAGTCTTTCGGATGTATATCTAACAGGCGGGAACGAACAGAGTAGAAAATTTTTTGACCTATGGTTACAAAAAATCAACTGCTGGGATTTACAAGATCAATTTTATAGAGAGTTTTACAGAAGTGGCAATATTTTTATATATAAATTTAGAGCCGAATTCGGCAGGGAGAGTATGATGAAGATTCAGGACGCTTTTGGATCAGTTGGTTCAAAGCTTTCTGATTCTACGGCGACCATTCCGGTAAAATATATAGTTCTCAACCCCGCTGATATAAATATAATAACATCTTCATCGTTCTTAGATAACGTATATGTTAAGATGCTGAATGATTATGAACTTCAAAGTTTGATTAATCCCAGAACTGAATCCGACAGACAAATAGCAGAAAAAATTCCGGAAATTAAAAATATAATAGACAGGAATAAAAGCAAGATGTCGAAAGGTATACCGTCTGGTTTAAATAATGTTGGACTGGAGCTGGATAAGGATAGATTGGTTGCTGTTTTTTATAAGAAGCAGAATTACGAACCGCTTTCTGTGCCTATGGGTTTTGCGGTCCTTGAGGATATAAACTCCAAGCTTGAATTAAAAAAAATAGATCAAGCCATTGCTAGATCTGTTCAACAGGCAGTTTTAATGATTACCATGGGTGATGAAAAAGTTGGAATGCCTAGTGCTCAGAATTTAGTCTCTATGAGAAAACTTTTTGAGAATCAAAGTGTTGGAAAGGTTCTTGTTGCTGATTACACAACTGATGCTAAGTTTGTTATTCCTGATATTGGTAATTTGCTCGACCCCAAAAAATATGAAATATTGGACAATGATATACGAATGGGTCTTAATAGTATTCTTTTTGGTGAAGAAAAATTTTCAAATACTTCAATAAAGGTAAAAGTCTTTTTTGCTCGTCTTAAATATGGTCGCGAGAAGTTTTTGAGAGATTTTTTAATACCTGAAATGAAAGAGGTTGGTAAGGCTCTTGGATTTAAGCAAATTCCAACTCCGAAACTTGAAGATATCGATTTTGAAGACAATGTATTGATGAGTCGTGTTTATTCTAGACTTATAGAATTAGGCGTTTTGACCCCAGAAGAAGGATTTGATGTTTTTCAAAGTGGCAGATTGCCAACTTCTGAGGAGAGTATCGAATCACAAAAAAGATATAAAGATTTAAAACAAAAGGGTTATTATCAGCCCTTAATAGGCGGAGCAAAAGATCCATCTGCTTCTGGGTCGCCATCATCTAGCGGTGGTAGTAAAAATCCAGCTGGGAATTCTGGAAGACCGTCAGGAACTGGCGGAAATAAACAATCTGTGACTAGAAAGCAGGTGTCTGCTTCAGATGTTGAAGAATCTGCGAATAAATTCAGCTGTGAGAAAATGAAAGTTGTTATTTCTTCGATCACAACGCTTGAAAAAAATATACAATCCGAATTGAAAGCTAAATTTAAAATTAAAAAATTAAATGCTGAACAGATTGAAGTTGCGTCCGATATTGCTATTTTAATTGCTCAAAACGAACACTTGTCTGACTGGACTAAGAATTATAAATCATATATAGATGATCCATCGAGATGCAATTTAGAAATTTCTGATAAAATAGATGAATTGGCAATTTGTCATAACTTGGACAATAGGTCAGCATCGATTCTTTTCCATAGTATAAAATAAATTTTGATAGTAAGTTATAATAATGTGTATAATCATTATTATGAATCAGTTTTTAATTCAAAGTAAAACTTTATTAAGCGGTCAAGAAGCTCCGTTCATTGGCCAACCTCAAAACATAGCGAGATTCAGAGATGCTGGGTTTACAGTTTATTCTAGCGGTCAGGGATCGGTATCGCTTCAATATAAAAGCCCTATTTTTGAAAATGACTGGGTGGATTTTTATAAATTTGGAGGATTGACTACTGGGTATGCCGAGCCTGCATATTTAACAACTCCTTTAACCGAGGTAAGGGCTATTTCAAGTGGTAATGGAAGATTTTGGTGTGCGTTTACAGCTCAAAACTAAAAATTTAACCAGATGATAAATACTACTTTTATACATCAGATAGAAAGAGCTGTAAGCTCTGAGTCTTCTTTGGTCAGTAGCGTTTTACCAGAGGGTGGCCTATCTGGACAAGTTCTCGCTAAATCAAGTAGCGGTGATTTTAATTTAGCGTGGATTGACCAAGTTTCTGTTTCTGGGGTAGATCTTTCGTCTCTATATCCAAGGAGTAACCCAAGCGGTTTCATTGCTGGTATTGCAAATTTGGTATACACAACTGGAGATCAGGACATATGGGGAAGAAAGTCATTCCCGCAAGGTCTTGATGCTGGATCGCAAACAGATGTTACAACATTATATGTTGGATCTGGAGTTGTGGGAATAAATACTGAAAATCCACAGGGCGCACTTGATGTTTCTGGATCTGTTCTATTTAATCAAAGGCCAACCGTTAATGGAAGTGGCGTCTTACTTATTGACGAACTTCAGGAAGAACTTAATCAGAAAAAAATGTCACTACTTCTATATAGTGGTATGACATATACGGGAATCATGTTTACTGGTAAAACATTTTCATCTGTTCCTATTGTTTATTGCAATATAGATGGTGACGATGTTATATATCAAACTCTTGTAAAAAATAAAACTATATCTGGTTGTGATATTTATTTCTCTGATACAATTCAGGAAGATAATTATTATTTAAATATTCACGCATTCAACTAGATAATTCCTATAATATAGTAAATTAAAAAAATTATGACACCATTTAGAACTAGAGTTTTATATAGCGAAAGCGGAGTATTTCAGAATATTTCTACTAATGATATAATTGCTAATAATTTATTGTATTTAACTGGTGATCAATCCATAAGTGGGGTTAAGAGCTTTGAGCAACGCCCTATTGTTTCCGGTAATGCTGTTTTATTAAGTGGGGATATCGATTTGTCTAATTTCTATACGAACGACAATCCTAGCGGTTATATTACTGGTTACGATACGGGACTTTTTTATGCGTCCAGTAACCCAAGCGGTTTTATTACCGGTTACGATACGGGACTTTTTTACGCGTCCAGTAACCCAAGCGGTTTTATTACTGGCATTGAAAACTTGGTTTATACGACTGGTGATCAGAATATTTCTGGTATTAAGTCGTTTTCAGAGAGACCTAATGTCAATGGTACTGGAATTCTTCTGAGTGGTGAGGTTCAAAATAATACTATTATTAGTGGTATAGTTTATTCTGCTCAAGTTAATGTTAAGAATGATCACGGTTCAACTATTTATAAAGGTCAACCTGTTTATATTAAGGGTGCAAATGGTGGAAACATATTAGTTGGATTAGCTTCTAATACTGGTGAGGCGACATCTTCAAAAACTTTAGGATTAGTTGTTCAGGATAGTCTGGTACAAAACGCGCTTGGAACAGTTATAACGGATGGATTATTGGAAAATTTTAACACAAGTGCTGCCATAGCTGGTGATCCTATTTGGCTTGGACCTACTGGAAGTTTGATATATGGATTAAGCAATAAGCCTTATGCTCCGAATCATTTGGTTTATCTTGGCGTCGTTACGAGAGCTCAAAACAATGGAGAGATTTTTGTAAAAGTTCAGAACGGATACGAGCTAGAGGAGTTGCATAATGTTGAGGTTACTGGTGCTTTGAGTGGACAATTTTTAATGAAGAAAAATGGATCTTGGGCTG